TCGCGTTTACCGCTGCCGCGGTGGATGACTGCAATGCGCCCGCATCTAAGCCCATAGACGCCTTTGAGATGCCTGTGCGGGCCTCTTTGATCTCGTCCATGTATTTCAACACTGGGAACGCCTGCTGACCAACGAACGGCATAGACAATGGCTGCACCTGACCGGCGCTACGCTGGCGGATTATGGAGCCGACTTCAGTGTTCATTACGTCTTCGATGTTGACCATGCCCTCGGTCACCGCAATGCGTGGGTGAATAGACATCGCCAAGCTGTCGAGCGTATTACGCATGATGACAGACTTAATGCGCTGAATGTCCATCACGGTATCAGCAATAGACATGCCAAAGAAGTCGTGTGCCTCTGGGTCGGGGCAGAACACGGCAAACGGCAGCATCGCGCACGGCTCGTTCATGAGTATCTTTTTGCCGTCGCCGGCGGTGCAAATTTTACGTAGCTCCGCGATCCCGTCGCCGTCGTAGTCGACGCGGATGTAGTTTTCGACGTAGAGCACCTTCTTCATCGCCGGATCGTTGCGCTCGTTCATCTCGTTGGACAGCGCCTTGTTGCGCGTGTAGCGCTCGACGTTTGTCTCCATGTCGTCGTATGACGATCCAAGCGACACGACGTCGTCGTACTCGTAACCCATCGCCACAAGCTCGGAGACGGTTACGATGCGGCGGTGCGCGACGTAGTCAGCGTCTTCAAGTGATTTGCTTTCGCGTGAAATCAGGAATTCCTCCGGCGGCACGGCTTCCATCCTCACGCGGCCATCCGGATACGTGTATGTGGCGCGCACGGCGTGCACCATGGGCGGGGGAATGATCTGGCCGGCCATAGGGTCAATCTGCGGTTCTCCAAACGGCTCAGATGCGACGATCTCAACGTCCACATTCGGGTCTGCCATAATCGCGCTGAGCGCGTTGTCATCGAGGCCAGAAAGGTCATGCGTTTCAAAACGCGTCTGATCATCCCAGTAACACTTCAAAACGCCAGCCTTACGGATCAGCGCGTCCTTGAAAGCCGCGTGGATGTGCAGGAAGCCGTTGTTGTCGCGATTGATGATGTAGTTTGCGTATTCCGTCGCCTGCTTAGCCGCGGCAACGTCTTCCGGCCCTTGTGGCGCGTACTCAACTGTGTGATCGGTGCCATGGAATATGCGCATCAGCGACGGCATGATCGCCTGCACGGTGTCGCGCACGTCCATGCTGACAACTTGGCTGCGGCCGTCTTCCTCATCGCCAAAAGGCTCGCCGCGGTAATACTGCGTGGCTGTCGCGCGTGTGGGGCTGATCCAGTTGTCGATAAAATCGATTGCGTCGTCGATCTCTTTGCCGACGATGCCTTGCAGCTCGTCGTCGTCCATCTGGTTGGGGTTTAGCTCGGCTTCTAGTTGCGCCGCCAGTTCGTTGATTTCGTAGTCCATGTTAGCGCTCCTGTCTCGCCAAGTAATTCAAAATGCCATCAATGATTTGCGGCGTTAGTTCTTGCGCGGGCATCTTAGTCTTAATTGCGTGTGTCATGTTGGCTTCTGTAAGTGGGTTTCCACGCTTATCTAGATTACCACTAATTGCGTCGTAAACGTCTTTAAAAATAAGCCTTTGTGGAACAGGTGGTAACGACCCGAGGTAATCACCAGTGATTTGCGTGTTATATGTTGAATGCGGCACATTTGCGGCAGGCTTGTCACCTTTAGGGGTGTTGAACCTTAAAGGAGCGCCAGTATCAATACGACTAACCCCTAAACCAAACATACCCGCTGGCAATTCGTATTGCGTTGGGTCTGTAACGCTCTTACGGATTTCCGCGGGGCTAGGTAGGCCAGCATCCTGCATTGGCCGGCTATCCATTAAGCGAATAAACGATTTGCGATTTGGCGATGACGTGTTTTTAACCCAGTCACGTAAATCTGGAGAAAGTAAGCCAACAAATGTGGGGTCTAACGCTTTCATAGTAGCGTCAAATTCTTTTGCTGTTTTCTTGGTAATTTTTGATCCCTTAACAAGCTCTGCTGCGGCTTCGCCGGTAAATGTTGCAAAATCGTTTGCATCAGGCGCCATGCTGCCAGTTACGCCAAGAATATCACGCCCACCAAAGTCACGTTGAGCCTTATCGGCTTCTTTTGATAATCGCGTAATAATATTTTGATTGGATGCCCAAATTGAACGATCTTTTTGGGCTGCTGGCCCGACTTTAAAGTCAACTCCGCCCTCGGTATACACTGGCGCATCAAACTTGTAATCATTGACGCCCTCAACGAGCAGGCCGCGCGATGTGCGATCCCCGTAAAAAGGCAGTATCACATTGCCTTCCATATTTTCCCAGCTCATAGGCTTTCGTGCCAAGTTCTCGCCTAAATCACTTTGCTGCACCTCAACCTCGGAAAACGGACGGCGCATTTTAGTTTTCTGGTAACCAAGCGGGTCTAGCTGATCTTTCGTAAGTGGTTTATCGAGTGGTGGGCCTCCATTGTCGCCGATTGCAGCAAGGGCGCCTGCCAATTTAGATCGATTTGCCGCCGTAATTCTAGGATCAAACTCATCCTGAAAAGCAGCAAATCTACTACGCAAAACCGCTGGATCGCCGGCCGTGCGATTAGTTAGCATGATAGCACTCATACTTCCGGCATCTTCAACTTCGTTTCTATATGGGATATGAGTGAAGCCAGCGTCAGTTAAATCTTTTCTCAAGCGATTAGTAAGTTCAACGCGATCCTTAATGCCGGTACTGTCTTGATACGCATTTATAAAATCACTCAACTCAAACTCTGTAAAAGGTTTTCCGTCTGCACTTAAAAATGGTCTATCCATGCGCGCTTTTAAAGGTAATGTTACCCCGCGCTTACTTGGGTCATATAAATCAAATCTATCTTCAGCAGCTTTCTTAGTGCCAACATGAACTCCAAGACTATCTTTAACACTTCCTGCCATAGATTTTGACGTATCAAAAACATCGCCTTCCAAAACAGGGTTTCTCGAATAATGGTACACGTCCTCTGGAAATAAGGATTGCACTTCAGGCTTAGGTTGCACACGCGGCGGCTTAGGGCGCCCACGGCGGGAAGGCTTTGGTGCAAAACCTCCAGCTCCAGTCGCTAGTGCAGCCATTCCTGTGGCCTCCGACAGCATATCCTCCTCTGGTATCAACCCTTGAGATGCTGCCCTTGACGCATCAAAGCCCTTGATGACAGGGTCTAGCAAGTTGCCGAAAAACGGCGTGAAACCCTCAAAGCGTAACGTGTCTGTGCCTGCGACTGGCTCTTTTGATAGTAATCCGCCTAAAACTGGTCGACGCCCTTCGCTAACAAGCTGATTTGCATTCCTGCGATTGGCTGCGAATAAGTTGTTAAAGATGCCGCCAAAAGCGGTTGCTTCCCTTGCGCGTCTTATCTCTTCTGGCGTTGCCATATCACCACTTCACCTTATTAGCCCAATAAGCCGCGGACATCTTGCCCTTGGCTATGTTCTTCGCATGACGCGCCTTAAACGACTTGCTGCGCGCCGTAGATTTCTTATCACCGCTGACACCTTGCTGGCCAAAGCGGATCGTCTTAACTTTGTCGCCTTCTTTCGCCACCACGACGTGCGATTTCGTCGGGTGCTTGGGGGTGCGTTTTGGCTTATTATATCCAGATACGCCGACACGAGATAGCCGAGCATCTTTTTTCTCCGACATCAGAACAACTCCGTCACGGTGATTTCAACACCGCCATGTGCATGCGCGTCGATCGCGGCGAGCTTTTGACCGCCCTTCACCTTAAAGTATTCGACGTTGCCCGCTGAGATTGACGGGCTGTCGCTCTCCGAGGCCGTTGGATTGTCGCCAATCGCGAAGTGGCAGTGATCGCCAGTAACCGACACGCGGATGATGCGCGTATCAGCTCCAAACGCAGGCGTCTGCGTTGACGTCGTCGGATTGTCGAGGACGTGCGTCGTGCCCAAGCCGAATATCGGGAAGTGCCAGCCGTTGCTGCCTGTCGCGCCTACCGCCATCAGATCGCTCGCTTCAACTTACCAAGGCAAACGCCGGCCTTTTTACACGCTGCCTGTGTTGGGCACTTTTTATATGGGCATCCAGTTGTCGTTGTCGCTGGCATCACTTTTTCCTCTTCTTCGCTTTGGCTTTTTTGACCGCCTTCAAGTCGGCCGCGGTGATCTTCTTACGATTGCCAGCCATAGCGGCCAGCTTCTTCTGTTTGGGTGAATACTTGCTATACGGCATTACGATTCAACTTTCTTTTCCCACTCGTAGCACTTCACTTGCATGACGGTGTATGTCGGATAACGCACTTGCATCGAAATGACGCCGTTTTGCATAAAATCCGCAATGCATTCGTTCTCGCTTGCAAATGCTGGCCCGCCAACAGCGAAACAGT